CAGCTCTTGAACTTCAAATCCCAAACGTCGACAACGTCCTTCAGACGGAACTTCTCAGACTTAATCTTTGAGAAGGCTGCAAGCATGTCAGAGCCGCAAAGCAATACCTTGCGCTTGTTGCCTACGCCTGTACCAACGAACAAGTCCTTAGCGATGTCAACGAGATTCTCGTCAGAGATAACAGCAACCTTCTTGTCTGCATCCCACTCGCCAACCTCGATGTCCTTGCCTGCCATGTACCAGATACCACCGGTGAACCATGTGAGCATACCGTCCTTTGATGGGTGTTTGATTTTTCTCTTATCGCCGAAGAGGAAGGTGTTCTCTGTTGCGAGTCGCATGTCGTATACTGCATCCTCCTCGAGGTCGCTGAACTTCCAGTCTACCTCCTTAGCGGCAATCTTGTCAAATGTAGACTGCTCTACCTGGATCATGAAGTTCTGACAGTACTGCTCCTCGGGTGTCGGGTTGTTGTTGAAACGACCTGTCTGTACGTCGAGCTCACCGCAGGCCTTACCCATGCGGATGAGGGTTGTACCCTTCGGGATTGCCGGAACGTAGATAGCCTGCTTTGTTGATGCGTCGAGCTCACCATTAACGGCGTACACGGTAGGAACGTTGGTTGATGGGTCCTTACCACATACACAGAGCACGAGGTCAGGAACAACCTCTGTTGACTCGTCGTACTTGCTGCCGTTCTCCTTGTAGACTGCCTTCACACCTACCACACGAATTGTATCATCGAGGGTAAACATGTTCGGGTCTGACACTGGGAGAGCTACTGATGCACCGCTTGTCTGCTTAGCTACCTCTGCATTTGTTACACACTTGATTTCGCGAGTACCTACAGTGTAGTACTTCACAATCATTGAGTCGGTGTTGGATGACTTGGCGTAACGGCTAATCTGGTCGATAGGTGTTGACATTGGGCGTATCTTGATGATACGTTTGTCGACATCGTTCAGATAGAAGTTCGGGTCGGTCACCTCACGGCCTGTACTCTCGGTAGCGATACCACCATTAGGGTTGTTGGAATCGCCATTCTCGCCCGACAATGTTACACCGCCGTCGGGCATGCTGGTCGGTGTAGCGTCAGCCATCATCACTCCGGATGAAGCTCCGATGAGTGCGCACACCAATGTAAGTGCTAAGCTCGTCAGCATCTTACCAAGGTTCTTGATACTTTTCATCATCATTTACTCAAATATTAGAATTAATAAATTAGTTGTTGCGTTTGGTTCGGCTCATGCCGCCTCTCTCCCAGATGCTGCCACCTGAGTTGAAGTCCGGCTGTCGTCTCTGCTGAGTGCCGTCGGCGTTCTTGCCGTCGAGGGTCGCTGTGCCGTCGCTGGCGTGTGACTTGCGGAGCTTCTCCTGAATCTTCTGATTGCGGCCTCTCACTTCGCCTGCTGCGCCTGCATCCTCAACGTCTGTGTCGTAGTTGACCGATTTGAGTGCTGCACGAATGGTCTCCTCGCTGAACTTACCCACGAGTGCATCGTGAGAGAGCTGCATGAGGAACTCAAAGGCTTTGTCCATCGTCTCGGGTGGCACACCGTCCTCCTCCTGAATCTTATCCATAAGGGCGAGTGACTCGGGGAAGTTCTGGTCAAACTCCTTGTTTAGCTTATCGGACTTAGATACCCTGTCGAGGTATTCCTTCTGTGCGTCGGCAAGTGCATCCTGCTTGTCTGGGTCTTGCAGACTCTGCACAATGTCCTGACCGAAATTTCTCACCAGCTCGACAACCGGGTCGCCGCCATTGCGCCATGCGGTGAGGAATGCTGCGCTTCTCTTGTCCTTGGTAAACAGGTCGGAGAATGCGTTTTCGCGTTCCTTATATCCGGACAGCTCCTTGTCGTAACTGTCGTAATCATCATTTATCTGACCGTATAATGCCTCGTCGTCGGCGAACTCCTTGCCAGGATATTTGCCCTTCATTCGCTCGAGCATTTGGTCTCGCTTGCTTTTAACTGCTTCACTTTCAGCCATAATACGTAGTTGTTAATTCCTATTGGCACAAATATACATAGCTGTTAGCGGCGTCGAGGTTTATCTTTATCCACGCCGAATGAGTAATTTTAAGCGTACTAATACCCAAGTAATGAAGCACTTTGGCGCAAAAATGGAATATGCTGACGAACGTGTGCGCGACTTGATGAAGGCTTATGACAACTATATTGCCAATTGTTCGCACATCGAGATGCAGACTGTCTACCAAACGGTAGTCAATATGCCTGCACCGCGGTTCTATGTCTCTGAGAAAAGAGCTTCCATCGTTGTCTCTGAACTTTTGAAGGGGCATCCTTGCCGAAACAAGCTCAAAAATGAGATGTTCACTGAGATTTGCCGCCGTGTGATGGAGCTGAAAAAGAGCAATCCTACACTCGGTATTACTGAGCTGTGTGCTATTGTCGTCCAGCAACCTGCACCAAAGTTCTACATGGCTGCCGCATCTGCCAAGATGCTGATTATAAGAACTCGAAAGAAATGGATAAAAGAGAAGTTGAAAAGGTTATATCTCTATGCCTCGCTCTGACGCTCCTTCTTGTGTGCCTATGCGCACCGTGTGAGTTGAGTGATGTCGGTCTGCGCTCCGGCTGCGGACTGACAGCGAGATTGCTGTACCCATTCTTCCACGCCAATCTTCTGCATCTGGCCATCAACCTGTATGTGCTGCTGTCGTTCGTCTTCCTCGGTCGTATATCGCTGCGCCGTCTCTGTGCGGCATATCTTGTGGCGGTATCGGTCCCCATCGGATTGTTAGCATCGCTATTCCCCATAGCCGACAAACCTATTGTCGGGCTCTCGGGCGTGCTGTTCTATCTCTCGGGGGTCGTCTCGTTCGAGGTTCCCGACAAGTCGCTCTATCAGCTTACGATATGGATAAACATCCTTGTCGGCTTGGTGCTGCCGGCTACATCGGTGACGGTGCATCTCTACTGCTTCGTCGTGGGTATTATCGTTGCCGTGCTTAATAGACCTTTCGAGAGATGAAGAAGGAGATAAGAGACATATTAGCGGAGAATGAACGCCGTCTGGCTGACATCCATAGGAAGTTCAACCCTATCACCGGAGAAGGTTCAATCGGTGAGCGAGAACTCGTCACCATTCCCGACTTCCCGTTGAAGGTGCAATGGCTCCCGAAACGTATGATGAAGGTGCCTCTTGTCAAACAGATTATTGCGTGCGGCTCCATAAAGAAGTTCCTGAAGGAGATAGGCTCTCAACCGGAGAACCATGATGCCGACCGTCTGAAGGTCATTGAGCAGTTCGTGAAGATTCGCGACCGCTACGACTTTCCCTTCTGGGCTGCCTCGCTCGTCTACATCAAGAATAAGGGCGGTGGTGATGATGTGCTCTTTCGTCTGACTCGTCCTCAACGTAAGTTCGCCGAGGTGCTCGAGAAGCTGCGCATGGCCAACGAGCCTATCCGACTTGTCCTCTTGAAGGCTCGTCAGTGGGGAGGCTCAACCACTTCTCAGCTCTACATGGCATGGCTACAGCTCGTCCACTGCGTCGGCCTCAACTCTCTTATCATCGCTCATCAGGGCGCTGGCTCCGACGAAATCAAGGATATGTTTGACCGCATGATTAAGAAGTACCCTGTGCGCATGTTGCACAAGCTGGGCGAGGCGTACGACGAGAACGAGACCAAACTTGTGGGTGTCGGTAAGTCGGGTTCCATCCATCGTGTGCCGCAGCGCAACTGCAAGATCAAGATTGGCACTGCCGAACGTCCTGACTCTTGCCGTGGTGGTGATTACAACCTCGTCCACCTCTCTGAGGTCGGTCTGTGGAAGACTACCGAAGGTAAGAAGCCCGAGGACATTGTCCGCTCTGCCTGCTCCGGTATCTTGCTCAAACCATACACAATGATTGTCTATGAGTCCACGGCCAACGGAACGGGCAACTTCTTCCAGAAGGAGTACGACGATGCCAAGGAGGGCAGGTCTCAGTTCAAGGCACTCTTCATCTCTTGGTTCGACATCGATCAATACTCCGAGCCTATTGACGATAAGGAGAAGTTTGCCACATGGCTCTATGAGAATCGTAACAACCGCAATGTCAACAGCACTCGTGAGGAGCCGGGCACCTATCTGTGGTATCTGTGGGAGCTGGGCGCAACGCTCGAGGCTATCAACTGGTATATCCAGGAACGAAAGAAATACACCGACCACGGACAGATGGCATCCGAATATCCTTCCGACGATGTCGAGGCGTTTGTCAACTCCGGCGACCGAGTATTCGATGCCGAGCAGGTACGCAAGATGCGCAAGACGTGCAAGCCGCCAAAGGTCATTGGCGATGTCTATGCCAAGGCAGACAGCGGTGCCAGCGCCCTTACCGACCTCCGCTTCCATGAAGACAAGCAAGGTCTGCTGTGGATATGGAACAAGCCCGAGATTGACAAGGATAGCCACGTCAGCAACCGCTATCTCACCGTCGTCGATGTCGGTGGACGAAGCAACAAGGCGGACTGGTCCGTTATCGTTGTCTTCGACCGTCTCTTCATGATCGACGGAGACAAGCCTGTTGTGGTGGCTCAGTGGTACGGACATATCGACATCGACCTTCTGGCATGGAAAGCCGCGCAGATTGCGGCCTACTATGACAACTCCCTGCTCGTTATCGAGAGTAACACCCTCGAGACGCACGACAAGGAGCGACAAGTCGATGGCGACCAATCTCAATATATCCTCAATCAGATACGCCGTGTCTACAAGCATCTCTACACTCGCAAGCAGTCCGAGGACGAGATTCGCAAGGGTGAGCCTACCAAGTATGGCTTCCACACCAACGTAGCCACCAAGCCAATGATTATCAGTAACCTCGTTAAGGTTATCCGTGAGGCTATGTATGTCGAGAGGGATGTGCGCTGCGTCGATGAGTATGTCTGCTACGAGCGCAAGCAGAATGGAGCCTATGGCGCTATCATCGGAAAGCATGACGACCTTCTTATGACTCGTGCCATTGGTCTGCATGTCTGCTTCAACGAGATGCCGCTGCCGACCATTGTCGACACGCATAAGGCTGTGAAGAGAAAGAAAGCAATATCAGAAGCAACTTTTTAATATATAAGGTTATGAACATTCTTAGTAAATTGTATTATTCCCTGCGCCTGCGTAGTGCGGTGCAGATGGCTGATAAGGCGCACGCCGAGAGTGGCAAACGTTTCTATGTCTTACCCTCTTATCAGAAGGGCTGCAAGCTCGTCGTGATGGATAGAGCCGGATTCCGACTCTTGAAGAAGAAGGGTCTTGTCAATCGTAATGCTGATATGTACACTGTCAGTCTCGAGTGCTTCTATGCTACTCCTAATCCCGATGGTTCGGACTTCATGACACTCCCTATACGCGAGGAGAAGAAGAGACAGTATTTCCAGTGGGTAGTGGCGAAGAAGAAAGCCGACAAGAAACTCTCTAAAGCTATGCAAAAGAAGGATGGGAAGGTACGGTAATATTGATGGTGTCAGAACACTCTCAGGCGATTCTATTGCCTTAGTTAATATCATGAATGGCTCTCAGAAGCCAAAGGCCAACACAATCGAACGCCCTCGACCGAAACAGAAACGGTAGGACGGACAGAAAGAAAGGGAGCGGAGTGCTGTTAAGCATTTCCGCTCCCTTCGTCTTATGCTGCCTGCTGTGGCGCTCCTGCATACTGGGAGAGCATCTGCATTGCTCTCGGGTTGCTCTGCGCTGCCACCTGCTGCTGTAGCTGCGGTGAGATGCCGTCGGGCGTCTGACCCTGCTCGAGCTGCTCCTTCTGACTCTTGATGCTCTGCAACAAGTCGTCGGCAAATGGGAAGTCACCATGTTCGAGCAACTGCTCAATGCTGATTGCCTTGCTGTTGAACAGCTGCATCAGTACGTCGTTGGCTGCTGCTCTGTATGATGGAGTACTTGTGCTCTCCACGATACTCAGGTCGAACTCCACATCGCGTATCTTCTGTGGGTCGTAGACAATCTGCGCGTTCTTGCCTGCTATGTTGAACACTCGCTTGTCGTCGTAGAACTGCTGCATGTTCTTCACATCCTTGTATGCTGCATCCTTCACGAAGTAAGAGAATGCCTCGAGGATGTCGAGGAGTGATGTCGTAGAGTTCTGCGTCTGCTGGTTGTAGAGCGAAGCCGACATGCCGCTGTAACCGGGCTTGCCCTGGAGTGCTCCGTTGACTCCCGAAATGTCCTCGAAGAATTTCAGCTGCATGTTCAGAAGGTCTCCGATGCCGATGTTCACTGAGTTGGCTGACACCTGTGTCGGTACCTTGCCGCTCTCGCTCGGCTCGTAGATAATCACTCCGTTCACCTCTGACCACTGTTCGCAGAAGGTCTCCGGCGATACGCCGTCGGGGATACAATCCTTTGGTACGAGGAGTACGCCCTTGGCTGTGGCTCTGATTACCCAGTCGTACAGTGTGATGAGTCGGTTGGTATAACGCTGCTGGTCTATCACGTCTGCAACGAATGAATGTATCTCGCCGTCGATGAATGGATATGCCTTGAACACGTAGGGGTGGCTGCCATGCTCGTATGGTGTCTCTCCCTCCTTCAGTACATCGCCAAATGGTGACAAGTAGCGGAAGTACCAATAATCATCTATGAACCATGTTGCCTCCAGTAGCGGTATCTCTTCGGGCGCCATGCCTGCCATCTGTCCTTTGCTCAGTCGCTCGGCGTTCACCTGCGCAACCATCTCGTCGTAGTCCTCGGGGTCTATCTTGAAGATGTCTCCGTTCAGATAGTCATGCACTCGGTAGCGGCGTTTCTGTTCCTTGCTCCACACCTCAATGACTCTACAGAGTGACGGGTCGCTCGTGAGCAGGAAGTCATAGCTTGACAGCCTGCTGTGGCCAAACTGCTCGGCGTAGCTGGCTATCACGTCTCCTCGTGAGGCTGACGAGTATATCTGTTTCAGCCGCTCGTAGTCCTTCGGCGACTCGGCAAACTGCTCACACAGCTGTCCGAATGTCACGTCGTGCACCTCGCCAAGCATTGACACATCCCAGCCTCGGAAGTCGCGCATATTGTTGTCGATAAAGAAATTGTTGGGCTGCACATAGTCCGTCCAGCAATCCTCCTTACCGTTGCGCCATCCGTAGCTCTTGCGGTGTACTATGAAGGCACTGATAAGAAACTCCTCCATCGTTCGGGCATATACCTCGTTCATGCGGTTGAGCTGCATGTTGCACTGGAGTATTGTCGACATGGTCTCGCCAAGTTTCTGCTCGTCTCGATCACGCGCCGTACATGTCGGCTCCTTACTCTGATTGCGGTACACTCCGATAACATTGCGGACAAGTCGGCGGATAAGGTTGTTCTTCAGCGGTACGTTGCCTTGGCTTCTGATATACTCAGCCTCGCTCATCACCTTGCCGTTAACCTTTATCATGTCGTCCCACTGCCTGCCGTAGGTGTAGTTCTTATTGCGCTCTCGCTCCTTGCGAAAGGAGTCCATCTGGCTCCAATAGTATTGAGCCTTCATAAGGATGTCAAATGCTCGTTTGCCGCCACACTCGCGCTTGGCGGTTGCCACGCTGTCAACGTCCTCCGAGCCCTTGGGCATGACCTGCTGCATCGTGAACATCCTCGTCCTTTTCTTGTTTACTGTTGTTATCATGATACACAATTTTTACTCCTGTGGCAAAGCTAAACACACATCCTATGTCGGCTGGTTTAACTCTCGCTACAGGAGTTTAAGGTTATTCTGAAATCTCGCTCAATGCTTCCACCATCCTGCGCTTGGTGTCGGCCATCTGCTTCTCACATTCTTTCCTCTGCTCAGAAGTCTTAGCGGCAAGCCATCTCTTCGCTATGCGATTCAATGTATTGTCTGAGTTCTTGAAGATTGTATATTTCC